GTAGGTGCAGCTATCACCAAGACCTCTCCAAGCCCTACACCGCCCTCTGAGAGCTTTTCGTCAAGGTGATCTATATAACTACGGATAACCTTAGGTTTGTACTCTCCAGAAAGCATCATATCGAACTCCTTCTGGATCTCCCGCATGCTGCTATCGATACCCTTGTTTCGGTTGCTGCCGTCCGCTAGATTCAGTATAAGATCTTCAACCTCGGAAGATATCTCTTTGGAGTTCTTGGATTCGTCCTGCATGCTCTCTACGCTGATCTGAAATTTGCGTATCAGTTGGCGCAGATTGGACTTCTCTTTGATCGTATCAATGCAGTACCCGCGTTGTCCAGTCGGGTGCTTGCCGATACTTTCGAACATACTCTGTATCCCCCCGATGCTATCCATCAGGTTGTTTTTCTTTAATTCTTCAGAGATTGATATTTCATCAATGCAGTCCCCTGATTGAACTATACTTTTTATGCATCTAAAAATTATTTGGTTTTTGTAATCGTAGAAGTCCGATTCCTGCAAAGTTGCCGCCGCTTCATCGAAGGCTGCTGTACCGTCATCAGCCAGGAAGCTCGCTAGAAGTTGTTGTTCCGCCTCTACGTTCTTCGGTGTCGTCGTTTGCTGTAGCATCTATTTTTGTTAAATGTTCTTGTAAGGATCTTGAGAGGACAATGCATGTCCTTATGTCTCTGTAAAGATCTTTCTGTTGAACCCTTTCATCTATATCCTGAAGGATACGATTAAGCGTTCTTATTCCTGAAATTATTTCTTGAATTTCTTGCATACATAAAAAAGGAGAGGCCGCCTAAGCGACCCCTCCCGTGCATCGAGGATAACTAAAAAGGCATATCTACAGGAGCAGCAGCAGGAGCGCTTTTCTTCGCTTCTACTTCCTCCTTGGAACGAATTTGTCCTTTAATGAACTTGCCTACCTTTTGGTTTTCGTTGAACCAGCAAGAAATAAAGTACTCCTCGCCGTTGACGTTAAGCGTCCCGCGCATGTCAGGTTGCTTATCGTTGTCTTTGTTGTCGTTCTTGAAAAGAACGAATTTATTTGTGTTGTCGTATTCTGGCATAATTAAAATAAATCTTCAGTTTTGGTTGAGTTAGTCTTAGGCGATTCTTTGCCGTGCTTGTTAGTAGCATCGGGATCAAGACTAGAATCAGAGATACAAAAAAGATTACCCAAAGCACGCTTTGAGCTATAGCTTGCTGCAGATCCTGTAATCTGAGCTTCATCCATACCCTTTTTGAAATCAGCTTCACGCGCGTACCCTGTAGAGGATAAACCTTCGTCTGTAGCAACGTCTACTATACTAGCTGTAGTTTTTACGTACAGTCTAGAGCCTATTTCCTGCATCTCGTCCTGAGATATAACAATGCACTCCAATTCACCCAAAAGAGGCTTGATTGAAGCTAGTATATCTTCAGCGGATCTGTAATTGTATCCGCCGAATTTGTTCTTTTGCCCTTTGGGCGCCTTCAGCGATGTTTGAATCGCGTGCAGTTTTTGTCTTATGTTCATGTTTTCCATTATTATTTTTCCCATTTATCTTTCTGTAGTGTTTTTCTGTACTGCTTCGTTAGTTCAGCAGCACTTAGACCATCAATACTCTCAAAATCAAAACCCATGTCAAGTAGTATTTGAATCTTTTTTGAGATATTTTTTGCTTTGAACTTTTTAATTAATTGATTGCAACCCACTGGATGCAAGATATCCTGATGTTTTTTTTCTATGTGATCTGCCATATTACGAAGCGCTTCAGGTAAAGTTAATTTACTGCTCTTCTGGCAGTAACGCCTCCAGGCGTTTTCAATCCTACCCAGCATTGCATTGCTCTGCCTGTGAAGAACTCCACGAACCATCCCCGTCTTATGACAATGATCCAGGACCGCATCCTGCATATCGGCATGAGTAATAGTGCATTTTTCAGGGCAATGCTTCTCTCTGTAGATCTTGATTTTTGCTTGCTGTAAGTACTTCATAATGGTAAGGGCGGAGGGATTCGAACCCCCGACCCTCGGATTAGAAATCCGATGCTCTATCCAACTGAGCTACGCCCTCAGCCTTTTATCTCTTTTGCTAACTCTTTGAGGTTTTGAATTTCTGTGTTTATTTGTTTGCGTCTTTCAAGCATGTGCTCGATACGGTAAGAAACGTGACGGGATTCGTCACGGAGTAATCCTATGCGCGTTTCAATACGCTCCAGGTCTGTTGTTTTTTTATTATTGTTTTGCATAAAATTGTGGAGGTGGCTGGAGTTGAACCAGCGTCCTTGATAAAGTCAAGTCGAAATCCCTGCACCCCCTTATTTATTTGGTAATTCGTGAACTGTTATTATTTTACCCGAGCCACCCCGCTTGAATGTACAGTTTCCATCTTTGTCTGGTGCTTTTTGCAGAATTAATTTCACGGCATCCTTCGCTGTATGCGCCCACTTCATTGCAGCACCCCTGTACTCAGGATGCATGTCATTACGCTTGTACTCTATGTAGAACCGTTTCACTTCTTTTCCTCCCAGAAGTACTCATCCGTGTCACCAAGTCTGTACTGAAACCCGTTCTCTACTTGGTAGTACTCCGTTGATACATTGAAGTCAGGCTGCAGGGGTTGCTTCGGTGTAAGGCTGTTGTCGTACACGCGCATCCTGTTGTTCGGATACAAAGCGAACTGTCCGTTCTCCAGCTCCAAGCAATTGAATGACTTATGCTCCGCTGGAACCTCGGCAGTGCTGTAATCAATCTCGTCGTTACTGCTGTGATAATTATCCAGCGTAAAGAGATAAGAGCCTTTGACGTTTTTACCACCGCGAGTCAATATCTCGTAATCCATGCTACCGATGAACTGCTTATAGATGCAGACAACTCCGTAATCCATGCAATTCCAGAACTGCAGATCCTGCAGAGGTAAATCTAATTCAGGGGTCTCTGGATCGGCAACGAACGCAGATAAAGGCAGCTTGTCAAAAAGAGCGCCGTACTGCGGTAAAAAGGTCTCGAAGTAAAAGGCTCTGCCAGGCAAGCTCTTTGCCGTTACCCAAACCCCCTCTACGAATTCTCCATGCCCCTTCTTTTCATCGTGCAGGTACTCCTTGCGCACCCATACTTTTTGAGAGGGTAAATTACATATTAGCTGTGACATTAGTAATAATGAATAACGAACCCCTCCCCTGCGTTCACTGGAATTACATTGTAGTCAATCCATTCAATGGCTTCGTCTTCAGTCATCCCGTCTTCAATGAATTTATTCATCATAAGAACGTAATCATAAATAGGTCTACTCATGTGATCTACTCCATGTATGCATTCTTCAAGGCCGTCAAATATTATCGCACCTTCGCTCAGGTGCTGCAGGTAATCTATTTTTTCAGGTACATGAATCATAGCTGTATTTTAATATCTCCAATCATTTTTATTTCATTCTTGTTTTGTTGTATAGTTCAGCGCACAGCTTCGCAACTTCGATGCCGTGCAGAATTTGTTCCTCGCTCCAAACGTGATGATAATGCTCGCAGGTTTCAATGTCTATGCAAACCGATACACAGCCTGGAATGTATTTCAGCTTTGTTTTCTGCTGCAGCATCCAGGATTCAATCGCAAGCTGATACAGGTCCTTGTCGTACACTTTCGCTTTACCCTTGCAGTTGCTCCTGCACTTGTAATCAGCAAGGAATACTTCACCTGATGCATCTTTACCAATAAAATCTACACTACCAACAAGACGCAGCTTGTCATTCCCGATCATATGCTCCGAAGCAATGAGGGTTACACCCTGTTCCCTGCACCACAAAATGAAGGGTTCAGCCCAGTCATCCCATGCCCCCCTGCTCTCAATTTTGCTTTCATTGATATCAGCATTGACGTATTCCTCTATGCGTTTGTGCACCGCTGTACCAAACTCTGAACTTGAGATCATGTCACCAGTAAAAGGATGCTCACGAAGCCCGTAAGTTAAATCCTTTACGTCCCTCCAGTGCAGGTTCGGCTTCTCTCTGGCGATCTTTGTCATTTCTCTGGGCTTGTAAATGTCATCCAGAAAAGGATCTTTCATTATAGAAAGCACCGTAGTAACAGAGGGCATAGCACCCCTGATCTTCTTAGCCTGCGTGGGAGTTTTGGCATCCTCTAAAAATATAGGATTGCCTGCGTTGTACTTGTAGAAGTGCGCCATTATTTTTGCAAAATCTGGCATTCGATCTCAGATAAATCAGATGCCTTAATCATTGATAGTAAGTCTTTTCTATTTTTTCTTGAGTACCCCTTGTACAAAGCGTGCTCCGCTTTATCAACTAAGTTATCTAGATCGCAAAGAGAGTACGCAAGGTCTCGCACTTCTTTCGTTCTGCACATTTTGAAATGATCCTTCATCTCGAAAGCAATCCAGTCCTGTTCGCCGAGTATCCAACCGTCTTCACCTATACCATTCTTGAACTCAATCCAGATAATGCTCCCGTCCAAAGAACCCATCCTATTTATTTTCTTTATCGCCTTTACGTCTATAGTGCCTTTGTCGCAGATCCAGTCTATGTGATTGAATTGATCCTGGTAGCTTGATGCATACGCCTCAGGATAGATTTTTCGCAGGGCTTTACCGAACTGATCCTCTACGCTTTGACCGCGTGTCCAGGATTCGGAATTTACCCAATCATCATAAGTCTGGTTGTTTTCTCCGCGCATTAGTACTCCTTCTCTTCCTCGGTATCGATAATGTACTGCATCGCAGAATGAAAGTCCTCCATGATGTAATCATCATCCGTAGGAAAGAAGGCTACTTCTTGTTCGTTCAAAGTAAAGATCATTATATCAGAACCCTGCACTTCGCTTTGATCCCCCGTTTTGTATGACAGCTGCATACGATTCAAAAGAAAATACTCCAAGCATTCCTGAAGTCCCCTGTCTCGTATTAAGCGATGCATTTTTGTTTTGTACAGATCCCCTGTTTGTAATTCAGAGACCGTCTTTTCCAAATAG